AAACGGGCTGCCACTTGTTTTGCATTGATTCAGATAAAAACATTTTTCTATCTCTCCTTCTTTTTTAGTTAATTAACTAACCCTTACTTTACGTATGGGTTTTTCTTTGATTTACTAATTGCAGCAGTATATGCAGCCATTGATTCGTTCATAGAACCAGCATTGTTTTCTGCTACTTCATTAGATTCAGTATCACTCGCTTTTGCTTTAGGGTAGTAAGAATTTTTTAATGTTTCTACACTTTTTCTAAAACTGTCAGCGTCTTTATATTCAATTCCTTCTGCTAAACCTTTAAGTTTTTCAGTTTCAGTTTCAGCAAGATCAGATGTAACATCATTGATGATATCCGTTCTTACGTGTTGACCGATTGCCTGATTCAACTCAACGTTTTTCTCAATAGTAGAGTTAACTTCTTCTTTTAACTTTTCTATTTCAGCAGTCTGAGCCTCAATCACATCATACTTCTCTTGTGGAACATTGATGTAGTGAGATTCAAATAGAGATTTAAGACCACCGATAAAATCTTCAGTAATCTCAGCTCTTAAGCCTTTTTCTATTGCTAATTCGTTTTCTTTCATCCACTCCTCAACAACATAGTTTAGGTAAGCGTCAACTTTTTCTACGATTTCTGATTTAGTTTCTTCAACTTTTTCATTAACCTTAGTTTCGTATTCGCTCTCTAAATTTTCTATTTCTTCAACGAGTTTTGCTTTGATAGAAGCTTCAAATATAGTAGCAGCTTTTGCTTTAAACTCTTCCGAAAGGTCTTCACCTTCAGTTAGAGCAGCAACATCTTCTTTCATGTCCATATCTTTAACTTTATCTTTAGCAGTTTCTTTTTTAACTTCTTTTTCTTTATCAGCTACTTCAGAAACTTCTTTTTTCTTCTCATCATCTTTATCAGCAACTTCTTTGACTTCTTTTTCTTTGTCTTTTTCAGCTACTTCTTTCATATCTTCTTTATCTTTAGAAGCTTTCATCATTTCTTTTTTATCTTTTTTCTCGTCTTCGTCAGCAGTTTCCTTAACATCTTTCTTCTCGTCTTCTTTATTTTCAGACTTGTCGTTTTTCTTGTCAAGGTATTTTTTAAGACCTGCAGGCATTTCGCCTTCTTTCATATCTTCTTTATCTTTAGAAGCTTTCATCATCTCGTCTTTTTTCTTTTCGTCTTCTTTATCTGCTACTTCTTTTACTTCTTCTTTTTCTTTTTCGTCTTTTTTCTCGTCAGCTTCGTTGGCATTGCTATATGATTTTTTAGGATCTGCCTCGGCTTTAAGAGATTGCATTGCGTCAGCTGCTCCTGCACTTTTTTGTTGTGGGTCACCTGTAATGTGGTTAACCCCTTGTGCGAAATCTACTTTTGCGTCTGTCGGTGAAGTAACTGCTTTACTCATAACTTGTTGTACAGTTGCTTGTAATGACTTTGCTGGTTCAGCTGGAGCTGCGTTTTTTGTTGGCAAATCTGCCACAGTATTGTCAGCCATCGTTCTATCTCCTCAATAGTTTTTCTTGTTGTTGTAAAATAAATGCACCACTCCTCTCGGAATGAGTCAATTACTATTTATAAAATTACAGCTTTTTAAGAAAAGATTCAAATACCTGAGCATTTTTATTTGCTCTTGCCATTCTCTCTTTACTTTCTACTTGTAACTTTAATTCGTTTACTTCTTGCTCTTTCAAAACGCCATTATTCCAAACCCACTCTTTGCCTTCCATAATGCCTTCTACGAAAGCGTCTGGAGCGCTGGGGTCTGCGACTATATCAGCCGCGGTTGCAAGATAAAAATCGTCTTTGACTATGTTAGCACCACCTACGTTTGCAAGTGTGCCCATTCCTCTACTTGAAACACCTAATTTTGCACCCTCGTCAATTAAACTTTTCACTATTTTTCCATATGGGGTATCTAAAATTCGTGCTTCACCTATAAAATTTGCGCCTTCAGGATATAGAGCCTTAATCATGTGCGAAACTCTTTCTAAATTTACTGTCGGGCCATCAGGATGACCAAGTTCGCCGAATGCTCTGCTTTTATTGATGAACTCTCTATTATATCTAAACACTTCTTTTTGAAGTATCTCTTTAGGATAGACTCTTCCATTCCTATTTTTCACATCGGATTGCATGAATATACCTTTGATAGAATAGTTTTTTTTACCATTCTTTTGTTCTACAATATATTCTGCGTTTGATATTTCTTCGGTAATTAATTTCATTTGTATCTATCTCTATTTCTCTTTATTATTTATACAAATAACTATCTGAAAACCACTAAAATCGTGTAATTATCACCAATTGCGAAATTCTTTGTTGATAGTAAAACATCACCTGTTGGTGTTGTTGCGTTGTTAGCTATCTCATTACCATCGGCACGTAAGTCCCAAAAACCTTGACCAGACAATAAAACTGCCGTTGCATTATCTGTACCATCCCATATCAACTCTACTGCTGATTTAGGATTAGCAGTGTTTATTGAATAAAAGATTTTTGATATTTTACGATTACCGTCTTCAGTCATAAAAGTTGTTTCGCTAGCGTCAACTTTTTTAACTAAAGTTTCACCTGTACCGTCAGAAAAATTAGTTATCTTAACGGCAAACTTTACGCCTGTCGTATCTGTTAATGTTTGTGTAGATACTGTATCAGCCATGTTAGTGACCTACGCCTACAGCACTAGCACTTACGTTACCACTTGATGAAATTGTATGTTTAGCATGTTTTTCAATTGTGATTTCATCTCCAGCAGTATGTAACAAAGTCGTACCTAAAACTGTACTACCATCTTTTACTGTAATAGTATTTGTACCAGCAGTAGCGACTATTCTTACAAAGTGAGCATTACCGATAGTATTATCTGATAATGTACCTGCGACTAGCGCTCCTTTTAGTATAATTGTTGCCATCTTTATCTCCTTAAAATTGTTAACGTTTCTTTATCAAAGTAATTCATTAAATTTTGTTTGCTGACACCGAATTGTTTTGCAGCGTTATTAACATTCTTCTCAAAGTTTGCAATAACGTCACCGTCTTTGTCAGCCATTCTAAACACCATATCAACAGCACGCTTCATTTTAGGCGTGAGTTTGTTATACTGCCTAGTACGTTTATAATCGTTTACTTCAGTTATATTATCTTTTATAAAATTACTGAGCCACTTCATCACTTGACGCCTCTGGTGTTGCAGGAGTTTCAGCACTTATATCATTACCACTAAACACGTTTGCTTCTGGAGCGTCTGCGCCTTGTTGTCCTGTAAATGCCGATCTTGCCACATCAGTTTTTGCGTCATCTAAGGCTGCACTAACTTTATCAGCAAGAGCATTTTTTAAATCATCTCCTGCCTGTTTAGCGTCACCTTGTTGTAACGAATTAACAAATTTTCCTATATTCTCTTTACTCATTATTTATCTCCTAATGTCGGTTTTTCTTCTTTACCACCATCCTCTTCTTCTCTAGGACTAATGGCGTTTTGTTCTGGCGCTTGTTCAGCACCTTCTTCTTCAATTTGTTTGTCAATTTCTTCTTGTTCTTGTTCATTTTGTTTTAATATTTTTGTTCTAATGTAATCATTTGAGAAATACTTACCAACATAACCTTCTAGTTGTTGAGCAAGTTGTACTCTTTCTCTCATCATTTCACTATGTTTTAATTCAGCAAAGTAACCATCTTGTAAGAAAGTATATGTAATATCTCCCATCATTGAATCCCATTCTTCAGGTGCAATAACACCTTTTAGAATTAATTGTGTCTTCAATAGATCATGGAATAACATTGTAAATTTCTTTCTTAAACGACCTACAAATTTAGTAAATTTAACTTCATCTCTACTAATTTCTGCAGCTCTACCAAGATTGAAACCTTGACCACCTTCTAATCTACTAATAGGTATATTAAGTGAACGATATAGTTTCTTTTGGAAGTATTCTATATCTTGTATTTCACCTAAGTTTTGACCACCAGGTAATGTAGTAATTTCAGTTCCTCTCCCACCTTCTCTACGAGGTAACCAAAAGTCTTCTAACATACTCATATAGTTTCTGTCATCTCTTATTTCACCTGTAGAAGCGTCATAGACAAGTTTGTTTCTATATCTTGCCATAACATCTCTTAAATATTGTTCAGCCTTGATTTTAGGTAAGTTACCTACATCAATATAGAATATTCTTCTTTCTGGTGCACGAGCAATTCTGTATATTACAACAGCGTCTTCAATCATTCTTAATTGATTGACAGGTTTAATTGCTTTGTGTAAATATGATAAAACTTGATTTTGTTGTTGATCTACTAATCCTGATGGACAGTAAGAAATAGCGTCTGTTGCTATTCTCAACCCACCTGCGTTAGATGTAGCAGTCGGATGTATTCCTCTTTCG